CTGTGAATCCTACAATTGTACCATAGCGTACATCATAACTGCTGTACCCTTTTGTCAGTACCTTAACAGGTGTACCTATTTTGTACTCACTGAGTACTGTTGCCTGGCGAAGATCAATTTCCATCTTGATCCCATTCACCTCAATAATCCGCTTTGTTTCATCACTCATTTCAATGCCTCCTTAATGGCTCTTATACACTCTTTCAGAGTGAAAGGGTTACAATCTTCTTCCTTCGCTTTAGCAAGGATTGCTTCTTCCGTTGTGGGCAGTCCCCATTTGTTCAGCTTCCGTGGATACTTAAAGGTGTTCACGGAGGAGAAGAAATGGTAGTTGTCATAATCACGTATCATGAAGTAGTCATAATGTGTCCCGTCTCCTGGCTCATTGATTATGTGCTCTGCTTCAATACTTACTTTCATATCTGAACCTCCATTTGATTGTAGTTGATACGCCATTCTGTAAGCATCACAGGAAGTGAGCACTTATCCAATGGCTTCAGCATCCATACTTCATCACGGGCATAGAACAGAACCTTGTACTTTTCTCCATAGTGGGATTGTAGCATGTCGCCCTCTTTTATAGCCATACCTTTTGAGTCCCATGTAGGGCAGATTCTTAGTCCCTGGTGCATATCAGTGTCCCCTCCCACTCAGGTGCACGGAACTCTGTCTCACTGACCCAGTAAACAGAGTAGGCACGGGGATTGCTCTTTATGATCCCTCGGGCCACGTTCCTGATTCGCCAGACCTGCCGATAGTGACAGGGAATAGACCAATCACTACCAAGAGGATGCTTGCCCTCTTTGTCTTTTACGAAGAACCAACCATTTCTTTCCATTTCCCACTCCTTACAAGGTATTGTTAAATAACTGAAACAACGATGATGACAATTGAGGCAGCTTGGCGGGTCTGGTGTCATTAGTATGCCTGCCACAATTATCATCATCCCAATTAACGTCAGGGCAACCATATCTTAATCCTATTAAGTATAGTCTTGGCTGCATCTTTCTTGCCACTGAGCCATGCTGTGTGTAGTGCACAGTGTCCTCCTCCAATAGGACAGGAGGAACAAGGACACACTTCACAAAGAGGACAATTGGACTTGAGCTCCTTCAGCTCCTCCCAATAAGGTGTCTCTTCCTTGGATCGGCATTCAGGGTGTGAGGCCAAGTATGACCATACTCTGATGCTTAGTTCTTTGGCTTCGGTTTGGGTCATCCCTCCTCCTTAATGAACTTATTCCAACCATCAATTATGTCTCCTGCTGAATCGATGATGGCCCAAGTGTAGTGGGCCAAGTGACCAACATAGGCAAAATGTTGTGCTGACTTCATTTCCCCGCCATCGAAGGATACTACAAGAGCCGGGGTTGTTGTGATCATGAACAGAACCTCACCGCGAGTCATCTCTCTTATTTTCATGCTTTGTACCACCATATTGTCAGCCCCTCTCTATCCGGGGTCAGATGGTAACCTTGCAGGTTCAAGGTTAATCGTAAGTCATCAATAACCGGTCCTTCAATAAGTGCCCTGTAGTGTCCCTTGTTGACCGCAGCCTGAACTGTGCCCATTACTCTCTTGTAGCTGTCAGTGGCTGATATTACACTGACCGTCCTGTCACACGCTTCTCTACTCGTCATCATACTCCTCCTCTTCTGCATTGTCAATGATTATCTGGTCCCATTCGCCGTCGATGTCAATATCGACATCATCCAGTGTTGCTACATCGATCTCAATTTCACCTCCTTCCTCAGGATCACCCGGGTCACCATTTCTCTTGTACATTGTTGCTGGGTGATAGTCTGTTATTCTACCTTCAAAGTGATAGACTCCATCATCATTGTCATAGTCAAAATTGAACGTCTTCATCTTACCATCCCCTTATTATTTGTAGTATAGTGTCATAATCCTTGCTGTCCCAATAAGGTATGCAATCCACAAAGGGACAGAGGTCACAATTGAAGTCAAAATGCTGACAGAGCTCATCACCATCAATGGAAGGCCATGTGTGGTCTTTCTTATGCTTCTCCCATTGAGAGATAAGACGGAGCTTTAAGGCATCCTTGGATATTATTCCTTTAGCCATTTTTCTTCCCCCTTTTCCCATTCAATGGACACTTGTGGGGATAGAGAACCGATGGTTCTTCATTGAGGATAAAGATGCATGGATCCTTAGGGTCACAGGTGTATGTCATTTCTTCCCTCCGCTATCCCTATGATAGGCCATGCAGATCTCACAGTCGGGGATACCGAGAATGGGATCGAGGCGGAAGGTTCCAGCCTTGTGGTGCATGGAGCATGAATCGTGGGTATTGATGTATGTTAGCATCAGTGTCAGTATACGTTGAACAACACGATCACGAGGGGACAGGATTGCTGGTGGGGTGAGACGGCGGATCAGGTCACGGAAGTTCAGCCATCCTTCACCGTAGTATGGGCAGAGGTTACAATTGCTGTCACAGTCAGAGCTGACTAGTGTCTCCGGGTGCAGGGATGCGAAGTGACAGCAATTATACTGTCTTTTGAGGTCGTGGAGCATTAAGGTGCGGATGAAGCGTGTGTCCGGTAGTGACCGAATCAGGGCTTGTAGTTCAGGATGATACATTAGGGACTCCTTTTTGTTAAGGGAAATCACTTTAAGGACAAGCAAAATCTAAGTCTTTATGGGACATGGAGTTAGGTATTTTAGAGACTGGGATAGCTTAAGTCCTTATAAGATAAGAAGATATGAGTATGACACGGGGTAGAAAAATGTCATTCTCAAATTCATGGAGAGAGATTCAAGGACTTTTTTAGTGTAAGTCCTTGCTACTAAAGAAGAAGACAGGAAACGGGGTATAGGGGTCATCGGGTAGCGATTTCACTTGACATGATTCATGAAACTAGCTAAAAAGGGCTCGTTTTAGGATTTTTCACCTTAAGTTACCCCGCTTTAATTTCTTTTATTCTATAACTCCTTTTAATGTAAGAACTTACATTATACTAATCTAAAAAATATATCTATAATAAGAGCTTTTGGGGACTCCTTGAAAAGTATCCCCGACACTCTACCCATTGTTGTCATTGAAACGCGAAACGGATCATGAACAATGCAGCCACGAGCCACCACGTCTTGCCTCTTGACCACACTGTAACGATGCATGCACCAATGACCAAGAGATCAACCACGCTTCCCATACAACCCTTCCAGATGAGTGATGAGCCTGTCCGTGATCAGCTCACTGATAGGAAAGTTGTTCCAGTCTGAAGCATCATCCCATGCGCTCAGCAGCATATTGTCTTCAAGGTCCTGCACCTTGCCAAAGAACTGTCTCATCAGCGCTTTGTGCTTTATGAGTATGCAGGGTGTTCTTGCACACTCGTAGAGAAAGCCAAGTGTGTTGCCTTGTGTGAAATGCAGGCTGAGTAGTGCTGCATTGTCATCCATCACCCGTGCCAAGGATATGATCCGTACACCCTTAGCCTCCACATAGTCATCAGTGAACTGTCTGATAGTCATTCGTCCTCCCATGTAACCACTATGTTACTGTCATCCGCTACTATTACTGTACGCCGACCATTGATCGTGCACTTGTACAACCCAAAGATCTTTACCATCTGCTTAGCGATGGCATAGAGCATATTAGGACATTGGCTCAGCTTCATTGTCTCGGCCATTTAAACACTCCTCAGCGCTATCAAACAAATGGCATCTTCAAGAGTAGATCCTGCAGTGTGCCACTTCCCATCCCATTTCACGTACCATATGCCATGTTCTCGTTTCATACTTCCCCCCATGCATCAAGCAAATTGTAGATATGATTCTCTATATCCGTCGACAGCTTCGGCTCGATGATATAGTCTTCCAGTTCATCATTGGTGTACAAGGCCCAAGCTGTTTTGAGCCAGTCATCATTCGATTCATCAACCAGCTCATTGATCATAGTGACCATCTCTTTCAGTTCGTAGTGCTTGCAGTACACTTCCCACATCTTGCACTGACGCAACGGTGCATCAGCTATGTACCGTCTGTAGACCCTATAATCGTAATCAAGTGTAGTCGCAGTGTCGATGTAGTGCCACTTGATCCTTTCCCATTCATCGGAAGAAATGATGCGGGTAAGATCATTGTCCATGATTACGCGATGATACGGCTCGAGGGACGGATCAAGTTCATTGATAAATCCGCATAAGCCATTCAACTCATCCCAACTGTACGTTTCCAGCATGGCACGGGCCAGATCACCATCCGGCACTGCAAAGTCACTCAGCCATTCATCCACTCTTCTTTTCATCATACATTTCTCCTTTAACCAAATATCAAATCAGGCAGTTCACTGCTCGATTTATTATAATCAAATACAGCTAAATCAAACATTTCACTTGTTGAATCAGCTATGCTGCAGAACAAGTGATAGTTATTCAACTGTAAAACAGCTTGTAAGTCACAAACAAGCATTAAGTCACGAATCAGTTCTATTTCAAAACGAACACACCCATACGTGCAGCACATACTGAACGCTTCTTTATAGTTCTTATTAACCAGGTGTATGAGATATTCTTTCGAATAATCATCATCTTCAAACTTTTCAGCGATCCAACGACTACGGTTAGTCATGTCATCAATCACATGTTCTCTGAGCTTTTCTTTAGTCTGTTCATTCAAATACATCTTGACCCCTTTACAGTCATAAGACTGTTCATTCAATGACTATCTGAGAGTAGATAGTCATCAATCAGCATTCTTATTCTTCGTAATCGTTGATCTGTTCACCCTCATCAATCGGCCATGCCTCTGAATTGGTTGCAACTATATTGGCACCAATCTTGGCATCGCGCTGTGCTCTAGCCATCTGAATGGCAGCATTCTCTGTTTCGGCTTCAAGTTCATACAGTACTGTGAATTGCACATTGTATTTCATACTCGTTTCTCTCCACTTGATGTATACATTTTTCCATGGCCATCTGGCTCAATATCAAACGAACATTTAGCTTTGGCACCACGTTCGAACATGTAGATGGTATGACCATCTTGTGTGGTCCAACTGTCCATCAACACCCAACCAGTGTTAAATCGTTTAATTACTTCCTGCATGTTATATCCCTCCACATTGTTCGAACTGTACATCAGTGTTTCCACGAGTAATAGTCATTGAACTGTTCAAAGTGCCATCTGACCAAGCTGAACATACTAAGCCTTCAGCCTGTTCTGCGGATTTTGCCTGAACGAAGTAACTGGTCTGTTCAGTTACAATTATTTCATATGTTTTCATTTTCCGCATGATAATACCACCTTGCGATCACGCTTGAGAGGCAAGCGGGGAGCTTTGATGCTGTTAGGCTTCTGACTGCTCAGGGCCTTCTTCAATCGATCACATGCTTCATTCAGTTCATTCATACTGTTCTCCTTTAGAACTATATTTTATACGCGTTGTAACAGCTATTATACAGCTAAACATCCGTGTGTTCAACTTTCTTTCATTCATCTATTTATATCCTGTACGTGGTCAATGAAACCCACTGAGATATTTCCATATGAAGTTCATCGAAAGAGAGGGGAAGTGAGTAGAACTCTTCAAACACTTTTTTCTCTTCGAGTGTACTAGATTCATACTCTTTGATCAATGCCCGTGAGGCTAGATAATACTCGTTCATCTTTGTGATCAGCTTACTGCTCTGTACATTGCTTTCGTTCATACTTGTCTCCTGTGTGTTGTGCAGTTTGTTTAAGTTATATCTCCCGTGTGGGAGATATAACTTATCTCTATTCAAGATGCATTCGTATGGAATTATTATCACCCCAAACAATTACCATTGAATAACCATCGTTTATTGCCCAATGAAAAGCATTCCAATAAGATCTGAACTTCATTGTGAATACGAATGAATGAACTTTGTCCATACTGTTCTCCTGTTGAAGCTTGTATATAATAGTTTCATACAAAACTATTTATTAAATATTATTGATTGATAAAATAATATTTAATAAAAAGTTTCAAAAAGTTGAAAAACGAAAAAGTGGTAAAGTTTTTCAACCTTACCACTTTTCATATATTCACTTCTTTACATACACTTCTTTACCATCAATCACCTTAACATCATAACCCTTCTTTAACACCTCTTTAACACCCAACTTATATTCACTAAACACATTCATTATATCCATACCATCAAAATCGATCTTTTTTACACCTTCACCCCTACTATCATTTATAAAACTTTCACATAACTTTTTATAATCCATACCCATATAAACAACAAACTTTTCATCATTCTTAACATAATCAAACATCTTTTTAATTCTACTATACTTTTCATCATTACACTTTTTACTTAAATAACACTTATAGTTTTTCATAAACAAATCATCATTCACATTCACATCATAATCAAAACCATAATCATTCATTTCTTTAACCATCTTAATCTTATCCATATCATACCCCTTAATCATTGATTGACTCAACATACATTGAATCTTTAACCTACTACTATTATAAATCATATTACAAACTTTGTCAACATTATTTACAATTATTTTTAACACCCCATTACAACTGCATTTCATGATACAAAAATCACCATGTGTGATATAGTCCTGGCCCATTTTCCAGAACTTTTCAATTTTTACCTAGTTCTCACTATTTACCCTCTGCCAAAAATAAACCAGGCCCCAAAATCCCCGGCCCATCAGCCCTTCTCCCTGCCTCAAGTAGGGGGCGCCTGCCACCCTTTATGGCCTCATTGTAGGCGGAATATACCTAGGCCTGGTATTCTGCCACCTCAATTATTCACTTTATTAAGAAAAAGTGATAAGTACCCATGTACAGAACTAAAATCATGTGTTATAATTCTAAATGAGAGGTGGTTTAACATAATGACCGTTTCAGAGGCAAAGAAAGATCAGATAGTAAATGGCATCTCAGCCGGAATGCTCATGGAGGATATGTTCCTCCTGGCCCAGTGCTCTCCAAACGAGATCCTTGCACTCCAGTCTGATGAGTTCTTCCTCTCAAGGTGCAGATGCGCTGGTAAGCAGCTCGAACTCGACCTCCTGAGCACTTTGACGAATATAATCAGCATTCAGGAAGATAAAGGTAAGGACCACGGTACAATCTGGCTCCTTGGCAAAATCAACCCCCGCTTCTCAGACCGTCCTGAGATGGGGGATAAGCCCGGAGTCATCAATATCAACAATGACCCCAAGCCTCTTGCGGACTTATCCACTGTTGAGATCCATGAATACCTTGACCCTCCATCATCGGCTCTTGGCCCGGAGGAAAAGTACTGATGAACATCATACCAAGTGTTCATCAGTCAGCACTTCTTTCCGCACCCCGACAGTATCCCCGCATCCCTTACTACTTTCTCATTGGTGGTTATGGTTGTGGCAAGTCCTACAGTGGTGTACTGGCGATCCTAGATATCTACGCCCGCTATAATGGTTCATCGATACGTGTAGGTGTAGGTGGTACCTCACAAACACTCCTCCGCAAAACACTTCTTGCTGACCTGTTCAAGGTTCTCAAGGAAAGTGGTATCAAGTACAAGCATAATAAACAAGAACACACATTCATGATAGGTACCATTGAGTATGTGTACATCTCAACCGCGGACCCTGACACAATCTTCGCTTACAACTTCAACATCTTCATCTGTGATGAGCTCGATGAACTCCCTCAGGAAAAAGCAATTGAGAGTTTCAAAGCTATTCAGGAACGCTGCCGTGTTATGCTCCCTGATGGCAGGGACCCCTATGCCATCTACATGACCACCGCACAAGGACTCAAGGGAACCTATCGTATTATCTTGGAGCTCCAAGAGAAGAAGATACCCTACATTCTCATAAGAGGGCTCACTAAGGACAATATAACCCTAAGCCCGGATTATGTAAAGCGCCTCTACTCCTTGTACACTCCCATTGAAGCTGAAGCGTTCCTCGAAGGCAAGTTCGTGAATCTGTACACCGGTCGTGTGTACCCTGAGTACAATGACTCTATTCACCTGTATCAGAAGTTCCCTGTCAAGGATGATGAAACTATTTATGTTGGACAAGACCTCAATAGTGGCTTCAGCAAAGCTGCAGTATTCATTGAGAGGGGAAGTTGCCTTTTTGGCATAGCAGAATACTCCTTTAACGTCGTGGCAGATGCTCCTCGTATCCTGCGAAAGGACTTCCCCTCTCAACGCATAATTTGGCTACCTGATGCCTCCGCCAAAGAAGTAATGATGGGCTACGCTTCAGAAATTGCTGAAGCTAACATCGAGCTGGTGATGCGCAACATCAACCCCTCTGTGACAGAGCGCATTCTTGTTGTTAACAAACTGTTCCGAACTGGCAAGCTTAAATTGTTTAAGGACATGAAGCAGTATGCACTTGGTCTCAAGACCCGTCAATTTGATGATGATGGTAAACCTGCCAAGGGTAAAGGTTCTCTTGCACCCGACCATATCTGTGATGCCGCGGAGTATGCACTCTGGTACATAGTCCAGATCTCCACGTATCTCAAAGAGTTCTGCGATGCACTTCGCATAGGAAGAAACAATGCAGCATGATTTTAATAAGATAGCAACAGAGACAGCCAACCCGAAATATATCCAAGACGTCTATGCCCTGCTCAGCAAGAATGAGACAGGCATAACTAAAGATGCAACAAGTGCACGTTCTCATTCAGTGAGTGACATTACTGATGTTCAGCACTTGATGTATCAGGAAACCCTGGGTCAGCGTGCTCTCAATGGTCACTTTCAGACCCTCGATGAGGTTATGAAAATCGGTGTATCTGATTTCAACAAGCTGACCAAAGATGGCTTCTACAATCCTATGACAGGCATTGGCACGAGCAATGACCCCTCCCTTTTCAATACTGCCTCTGTACCCCTTGCTTTGTCTCCCATGGAAGCAACAGCAATCTACGCATCAGGCGGACTCCCTGAACGTATCATCGATAAGAAGGGTAAAGGGATACTGATTAACGGTTACTCTTTCGCCTCAACAGATAACTTCTGGAATGAAGACAGGATCAATGCCCTTAAAGAAGATCATGCACAGAAATGCTTCGAGGAGAAACTCTCTGAGGCGATCACCGCTGGTTTTATTTACGGTGGTAGTGTAGCGTATCCCGTCTTATCGAAAGACTCGCCAGCGACCTTTGATTATAGCATGAAAGAATTGCTGGCTTCGGGGATGCTTCACAAAGGGTGTATTGACCGCTGGACTAACGTTGACCGTTGGAACACAGTCTTTGTACCCAACTACATTGTCACTGCAAAAGACTACCTCTTTGCGGAACGGTACTACATTCCCCTCGCAGGCATCTCTGTTAACACAGCCCGTTCTGCGATTATCCGTCCTAAGAAGTTGCCCTACTGGGGAGCGATCCAGCAGATGGGCTGGGGCATCTCTGACTTTGAAGGGTACATGAGGTCGATACTGGGCTATCAGATCATGATCGCTTCTATCCCGATAATGGCCCAGCAGATGTCCCTCCTGATGTATGAAATGAGCCTTGATGGAACAATGGCTGCCAATAGTCTCTCCACCCTCAAAGAGCTCATGAAGCTCAATGATGAACAGATGAGAGCATGGTCCATGGCCAATCCCAAGACCATCAACGCAGCAGGAAAAGTTTACACGGTCAACAGGACCTACGCAGGGTACTCTGATCTTGGTGAACTGATGAAGAGTGATATCTGTGCACAGTCTGGTATCCCTGACTCTGCCCTCTTTCACACTCAGTCAAAAGGCTTTACCAACAATACTGAGGAAGAACTCCTGAAGCAGTCTGAGACCATCAGATTGGCTGCGAAACAGATTCTTCCTTCCCTTATGTCCATTAAAGACCTCTCTATCTATGATACCTTTGGACAGGGTTCAGAGGAAGCTAAGCATAAGAACACTCTCCGCTTCACCTTTGATAATCCTGTTGTTGCTACGGAGGGTGAAAGAGCAGAGTCTGCTGCACGCTTTGCTGCAACAATCAATTCACTGCATCAGGCGGGTATGCCTCTTGAAGCAGCAATCATGCAAGCACAGCAGTTCTTTAAGGCTATATCTGTTCCTGCAGCTGTTATACAGATGAGTAAAGAAAGGGATGAGAATACATACAACCTCGAAGAAGCAATAAGCAAGAAGAACGCCCAACCTGATAAGGAGCCAAAGAGTGGAAAAGCTGATTAAGAATGTAGCTATAGCACATTCTGGTATCTATACGTACACCCGAGGGGAAGTACCGACTCTTGGTCTTAACCTCATTGATATGCCTCAGCAGTACCAGGACATGGAGCACTTCAATGTGTACCGTCCTGGTTCAGTCATTGCAAAAGCAGCACCCCTCTATGCCCGTCAGCCCGTTACTGTTGAACACCCTGACTACGCTGTAACTGCTCAGAATGCGAAAGAGCTGATGAATGGTCTCACAGGAGACACCGCAGAAGCAGTGTACCGGGATGGTGAAGTTTATATAGACTCAACACTAACCCTTGTTGCCGAAGATGCAATTAAATATTATGAGGCTGGATATAATCAGGTCAGTCCCGGATACACTTCTAAAAGTAAATGGATGAATAAGGAAGGCAACTATAAAGGTATGCCATATCAGATCGTAGTCACTGATATCTCGGGAGTAAACCACCTTGCACTTTGCCAACGGGCGAGAGGTGGACCTACTACACGAGTTTTAGATAGTCAGGGAGGTAGCATGGCAAAGTTCAAATCGGGTCTGCTCTATAGTCTGTTGAAGGCTATGACGGGCACCAAAGACTCAGTATCGGTAAGAGAAGAACTTACTGGTATTACCAAGGACGGCGTGACAGAGGAACAGATTGTTCTTACTGTTGACTCAGTTCTTGCGAAGACGGCGGCTTTACCGGAATCAGAAGGACGTGAGAAACTCACCCGTTTCTTGGAAGATCTGAAACTGGCCAAAAGCTTGGAACCCTCAATCGTCACAGATGCAGTTGCAAAGACTGCAGAACTGTACGAAGCTCTCGACTCTGCTGCAGAAGAAGATGCCTCGGTAAAAGATTACGCCGTTGGTACTACTGGTGCTGCAGGAGCTGGGTCACAGAAAATGATCCCCGATGGTGAGTCGGGGGAACACGAGTCTGCTGAGATGGCAATTCTCAAGCAGATCTTGGCCGCAGTAACCAAGACCACAACTGATGCGGAAGCGGTGGAGAAGGCAAAGAAGGAAGCTGACGAGAAAGCAACCAAAGATGCCCTCGACGCAGCCGCAGCCGCAGCCGCAGCGGAAGCAGAAAAAATTGCCAAGGATGCAGAAGAGGAAGAAAAGAAGAAGAAATCCACTACTGACTCAATCACGGCTACTCTGACCAGTGGACAGGCTGCCCCTGAAGGCATTGCAGGTTTCATGTCTGGTTTCGGTAAATAAGGAGAAATAAGAATGAACAGCAACATGAGCTTTACCCTTGGTAATTTCAAGGGCTCTGGTGCCTCAAATGGTGTACCGGTATTTATTGATAAATTGCCGGTTACCCTCGGTGGCGTAATTGGTACACTCGACCCCCTGTACCCCGCGAAGTTCGGTCGCCTCGTCTCGGCAATGCCCGCGGCTCCGAACGTATTCCTCATGGGAACGCCCGCCGGTTCCTACCCCGTTGGTGTCCTCATCAATGATCCTGCCATTGCGCAGAATGATCCAGGAATGAATGACATGTATTACGAAGGTCGCCCGGCCACCGTAATTGCCTTCGGACCGTTCCAGAACATCGACGTCGAACCCGGCCTCTCTGAAGCGGGTCTCGGTATGGAAGTCTGGGTCAACAAGCTCTCTGGTCAGATCGGCTTCAATCCCATCGGTAACGTGCCCTCTGCCTCTTACCTCAAGATCGATGCAGCCCTTCTCGGAAAAGCTGGTCCCAATGGTAACACCATTTGGCTCAACTTCCCGGCCATTGCAGCCACTGCCTCTGAGGCCAAACCAGTTGTTGCTACCCCGACGATCTCTCCCGCGGCTGGTGCAGTTGCTTCTGGAACCCTGGCTTACCTCTATGACGCGACCGAAGATGCGATCATCTACTACACTGTGGATGGTTCGACTCCTGACAACACAGACCTCGTGTACACCGGAACCCCGATTGGTATCACGGGAGCTGTTACCATCAAGGCGATTGCCTACAAGACTGGCTATACTGCTTCCGCAGTACTCACCGCAGCTTACACCGTCGCGTAAGGAGAACGTACAATGAACGTAAATGTAGCTAAGAGCTGCAAGAGTCTCAAGACTCTTACGGACAAGTTTATAGGAGAAAACAAAGCCCTGGACCTCGCTTCCCGTGGCTTCGAACTCTCGATTGGACCTGCGAGTGACCCCAACTTTCAGACACCCGCGCATGCCCAGGATGCCATCTTCGTAGGTGACTCCGCCCGCATCAATGGTAGCATTGCTACCGCGGAAGTTGATGCCCTGTTCAAACAGGACCAGAGCAAAGTCAGCACTCGCCCGGTCTACGACTCGGAGACGATGAGCTGGAAATATCTCTTCGAAAAAGCTGCGATGACCAACGACGCATTCAGCCCCTTGGCTGGTCAGATGTTCTCTCCGTGGAACGTTTCGTTCTTCCAGAGAATCTTCCGCGAACCGCTGCTCTACTCCCATGCACGTGACCTCGTTCGCATGGAACAGGGAACCAATCCCTGGGCAGAAGTAATGACCCTGCTCATGGAGCAGTATGCTGGTTTCGCGATCACCGGTGCCACTGGTTCTGCGCAGAACACCATCACCAACGATGTGAACGTGGTTAATGGCATGATGACCTCTCCGGTCGTCAACATGGCTGTAACCTACTCACTCACCCTCGAGGAACAGAATCGGTCTAAGCAGGGCAACGGCAATCCGTTTGCTGGCCAGTCGATGATGCAGAAACAGAAGTATGCCAACTACGTGTTGAACATGCTCACTGACTACCTCATCTACTACGGAAACGATGAAACCAACACCCCCGGACTCTTCGATGTCAATCCCATCGTGTCCTGGGCAGGAGCTCCGATCAGCACGATTGCCAATGGCTCTTCCGCCACCAAGGGTGCAGACGCTTACAAAGCGGTCTATCGTGTCATCAACGACTTCCTCACCTCCGCCGACAACAAATTTGACGAGGTGGTCATGTCCATGTCGCCCGAAGCGTACAACGCATTTACCTCTCTGCCCTACTCGGAGAACTTCAATCCTACTGCTGCGCACAAGATCCTCACGGAAAACTACGCTGCAGGAAAAGGCCAGGACGGTAAGATCCCCTCCGTTCGTTTCGTGTCTGACCCCATGCTCAAAGCAGGAAGCATCTTCAATCCGACCAACCATGACTACATGGTCATGACCGCCCCGGAAGTTGGTGCAGGCCCCCAGAACGAAAAGCAGCCCCTCGTGCTCTTCGGTTCCCCCCTCATGGACTTCGTGTTCCCGGCCATGCCTGGTCAGTACAACACACAGTACAAAACCATGCGTCGTGTAGCTGGTATCTTTGCTCCCGTACCCCAGGCCATCCGGGTTTATCAGGGATTCGGCAGATAATGAAATACCTCATCAGCTATCTGCCCCGTGAGTTCGTTATCCAGGGTATCTTTATTCCTAAGAAGGGATATACTCAGGACGAACTTAACAACGGAAAACGTGAAGTGGTGGCGGTTACTGACGAGCAGATCGACCTTCTGCAGAAAGATCCCATCTTCTTAGACTACATGGCGACCAAGAAGATGCGGATTCTTGATAAGGCACCAGAGAATCTTCTCTCTGGTGCTGAAAGGATCGCAAATCTGCAAGCAGAAAACCAGGCGCTGAAGGCAGCCAACAAGGACGATGGGAAAGTCAAAGCCTTGGAAACTGAAATCTCTTCCATCAAGGAAGAAGCCATAGCGAAAGTAAATGAGCTGGAAGGGGAGAACGCTGCCCTCAAAGCCCGTCTTGCCAAGCTGGAAAAGGAAGGGAAATAAATGCTCATAGGTGATTTCACGTTCAGGGACAGGTTTCCTTCCCTGGATGACTTAACAATACAGAAAGCAATAACCTCTGTTGAAGTCACCTGGGCAGGTATTCCCAGTATGTGGTCCACCTCCCCCCAAGTAGTTAGGCAGAATAAAATAGAACTCTGCTACAGCTACTTGGTGGCGTGGTACCTTGCAGACATGTTCCCTACATCTGCAATTGATATTTATACAAATGGTGGTGCTCCCCTCCGGTCTAAGGACATTGGTGGTACCATGTTGACCTTTGCGCCTAGGAAAGTACAGGCTGAGTTGGATCAGCTTACATCTAATATGTACGGGCTCAAAGCCCTTGATATGATAACAACGTGTCCGGATAGGTTCCTACTGAGATGAGTATATACGGAAACACACTGCTTGCATTTGCAGAGCAGATGATAAATGTAGACTATTTCCAGCAAGTAGCCAGGGTAGGTTCTGGTTATGATAAACTGGGGGAGTCCCGCTCAATTAGGTGCATCCTACAATCTGGTAGAGGGAAAGAAATGTTCGGGTCTAGTGGTAGACTCGCACAGCACTCTGCATGGCGTTCTCTTGCTGTATCTGATAAAGAAGATTTGTGGGTTGTTGAACCCTTAGTATTAGGCTGGTATATCCTTCACCCTTTCACTGGTAAAGTTATGGTCATTGATAAAGAGAATAGTTGGGCAAGAGAAGCAGGATTCTATGCCTATACAATAGAGCTGGTCGTTGGTGAAGATGGTGTAAACAAGACTGAAGCACTAACCTTTAATAGGGGTACATATTGAGTGAATCAAGGATAGTAGCCAACCAGTCACATCTTGCCCGAGGTATAAAAAGTAATAACATACAGATAAAACTATATGTTAAGGATCAGGCTCATTACAGTGGATACTCTACCAGAGAACTAGCTAAGATGCACTCTGAAGGTTTCTCCATCAATGTAAGAAGGCCGAATGGTAAGACACGAATTATTGACGTTCCTGCCCGCCCTTTTATGAGGGAGTTCTTCGAGGCAAATAAGCAGGAACTTGCACACACAATCGGAGAGAGGGTTACAACAGCCCTGTTAACTTCTGATAACCTCGACCCCCTGGTTGAGAGTCTTCAAGACTATGTTCTTTCCATGTTTCAGCTATGGGCACATTCAGGGGGAATAACACCACCTAATGCCCCCTTCACTATCAAACGAAAAGGTTCAGAAAATGCGCTTATAGATAAGGGTTTTTTACTTGCAGCTGTAGATACGGAGGGACACGTTGTTACAACTAAACAATGAGACACTACGTGACTTCTTAGGGGACGTCTTTTTCGGTGGTGACAAGGACAAGTACATTAAGTGTGTTATACCCCTTCAGGGTAACTGGTGGACGCCCACGGAGAATGAGGGAGCAACAATATCTACTTGGGTTGGTTACAACCTTTATGAAATTGAACCACGCATTCGTGCCCGCTACGTTACTAATGAAACTGGTACAGCTTTAGTTTCAACCTGTATGGCTAAAGTGCACTTACAGATTATCGGTAAAGATGCTGAGTCACTTGCCCGTTCACTTATACATTGGGATGAACGAACAGATGTGGCAGAAATGCTGGGAAGGTTCGCTGGACAGCTCTGTTATGATAAACGTAAGGTAGTGAGTACACTCTACTACCAGGACGGACAGAACTCTACAATTTCACATAATGTTGATTTTCGTTTCCTCTTCGCCGACGTTGTGGAGCCACAACTTTCAGGCATAACGGGGATGGAAGTTAACGGTATGATATATTACTAGGAGGGAACTATGAATGATTTTCAGGGCTCTATTGCGCAAGAAGATGTGCAGTTCGTTACCGAAATTATTAGGGAAGTCAAAGTAGGTCAGAACTACTCTGACCTCATGGTATTCATTGAAAAGGATAAGCATATCCTTGATGACACCGGCTTCGTCATTATTTCAGGGGACATCGAGGAGTGTATCGTTACAGCTAGTGACTACAAGACTGTAGTCAAGGGAAGACTTCTTGACTGGCTGAATGACTTCTTCTCAGCACAGTCCTCTGCCAAAGTTTACCTGTTCACTGTATGTCCTTCAGTTACAGTCGCTGGTGACTGGGATGCTGCGGCCAAGACTTCACTCACCACAGCCTTTGAGGACTTTGGTCAGCTCGCGTACTGGAAGACCATTCTCATCTCTGTGGCACTGACTGACGTAGTTGTTCCCGCTGCCTGCGTTGACCTGGCCGACCTCTGCAAGACAGACCTGCTCCTGTCGTCCCCTGTAATGCTCCCCAGTGTTAATGCGGCTTTGGGTACACCTTCTTCTGATCCTGTGTATGTCGCGATCAATACAGCTAAGGGGCGTGCCTTCATGGTGGGGCACTACGACACCACAAGGAACGGAGCCCTTCTCCAGCTTAGCCTTGCACTTGGCACACTGAATGCTTCCGGTACTGCAGTTGGTAACAACATGGACTTTGTTGGCACAAGCCTCATCGATGCCTCTGGTCCTGCAGGTTCTGCTCTTCCCCCTGGAACACAGGCAACACTGAAAGCAGCCAATATTGGTTACTTCAAACCGGTTGGTGATTCTACTGGTGCTGTCGCACTGGTTGGAGCAAAGGACCTTCTCGGAGGTACAGTATCTGCAGACTGGATCGTCAAGTACTGCAACTACGTCAACAAGGTACGGGTGGCTAACATGATCTCCCGCATTGGCATCTTCAGAAACAACTCGACCTATCAGGGTGTTCTGTTGCTCATGTCGGATACCATTCAGGGTTTCGTCAACAGTGGACGTCTTACGAACTTTGAAGTCACTGCCCCTGATTTCGCGGCACTCCCCACTGGTGGGGGTACGATCACTGTGCCGAATGCATGGAAGGCTCTTTACGTGGACAATGTGCGTAAGGTTGAAGTATACGGCCAGCTCACTCTGGTTCAGGAATAAGGAGAAACAAGATGGGTGATTTTGCTACTAAACATTCGGTTCAAGCAGTAGGTGGAGTTACTATTACGTATCTTCACACTGGCATTGATGCCGCGGCGATTACGATCCAGGGCTTCAAGCTCCAGTCACAGTTCCTTAATGCAGAAAATGCGATTGATAACTCTGTTATCATTCCGATTCTTGGTGGTGGTAGCATCCAGCTTACCAACAACAACATCGCAGGAACCATCACTTTCAACTGTACTCGTGTCTCTGACAAGATTACAGATGGTGATATCGTTACCATCGCACAGAAACAGGTCTCCATTGGTGACTCGGTAGGCGCAACGATTGCAATTACTTGGCCCTTCAATGGTGCGACGTTCAGCATCACGTTCTACAACTGTACTGTAAAGCGGGTGCCCGCTGCTCGCCTTGCTGGTAACGATGCACCGGATTACTCCGTACAGTTCAACTATGGTTACTACAAAGTAGGATAAGAATGAAAATAAGCCACGACGAAGTTTCTGATTTGTATAGGACGTACTTCAGTGCAGATAAGACCTTTCAACGCTACAGTCTTAATCTGCCTGATGACATCAACTCCCTCGACCCACTTTATATGCTTGAAGTGATCAATGGTGAGGGAAGTATCCAACAGCGGGCACAGATCACTGGAAAGCTTATAGAGGGCAAGAAAGTAGAAGTCTACGACACGGGCAAGATGGTTAAGTCGTTTATTCATAACGGACAAGGCACCCTTGCTCTCCTGTTTACGGAAGAACCTTACTTGCTTCAGGTTGTCATTGATTACTGTTATGCCCTTGTATTAAAAAAATTGACACCGCCTTCTCTCGACTCAGAAGGGGAAGCGGTGACAGAAAAAGCGTAGTAGTTAAGAATGGACCAGCCAGTGTGTTTGACATGCTGGCTAGTCTCATTCCTACTAAGTCAGAGATAATAGAGAAGTACATAAATGAGAGCTTAGGCTCGTACCTGTATCTTTATTATGTTTATCTGGACAACTATCATCTTCGTCCTACGTCCCTTGAAGAGCTTGTAAATGGACTTAATTACATAGGGATAAAACGAAGTATAAAGGAGCTATACCAAGATGAGTGATGACAGTCAATTAGACCTAAAGATAAACATAAATACAAATCAATCAGACTTCGATAAGCTTAAACAAAACCTTGATGAGATAGACCAGAAATGGAATAAACTTGCTTCTCTGCCCTCTCTGAATATGGATAGGAAGATAGGTAGTGGCTTCTCACAAGAACAGATAAACATACTCAATAGCCTAGGTGGACCGAGCAGGGCTGGTGGTATGGCCCCTAGTGGTACTATTGAGCCTATTATGTATTCACAAGAACAGCAAGACATACTCAATGGTATGGGTGGGCCTACACTTAACGGAGGCCCTGGTTACACAGGCTCTGCCCGTGGAAGAGTTGCCCCTGAGTATGCAGGTATGGCTCATTCCTCTCTTCCTGCTTCCTACTTTCACCCTAGGCCCACAGTTGATGAACTGATGGCAAGGAGTGTAGGTAACAATGGTATATCCCTCGTTCGGGCCTTAGGACCCGCTACTGATGTCCCTTTTAGTAGTGGGGGAGGTAGTGCTTCAGCTTCTCCCCCACCCCTGCCATACACTTGGGATTCTGTGTATGGCAGGGAAATAGCTAAGATACAAGACCCTGAAAAGAAAGCTCGAGGTAAGTATCATCCTGATTCGGCAAACAAAAAAGGGGGACTTGCTCTTCACTCCTTGACAGTAGCTAAAGCCGCACGTGAGCTTGCACTCGCCAGGGGCTATACCGGTGACATGGATGATCTTACTATTGCGGGTCTTGCTCATGACAGTGTAAAGAAAAATAAGAGCGGTTTCTATAATTCTAAGCATGATGCAGAAGCCGCGGCTAACGCACGTGAGTATGGGCTGTATGCCTCCTCCGAGATGATGGCAACACACATGTATATGGGTAAGAAAGGTCAGCTTGAGCCTACCACAGAAGGACAGAAGATACTGCATGAGGCTGACTGGTTGGCCTCCAGGAAGTATGCTGATGACTATATGCAAGGTAAGGAAAGCTATGATGCGCTTCGTAGCAGGGCGATCAAAGCAGGCGACGCATCTATGGGGTCGGATGGCTTCCTGAAGATCACTGCAGCGGAAGCGAATAAAGGTCAGAAAGAGATCACGGATAACGCAAAGCAATTTGAGAAGTCATGGAACTCTGTACTGTCTTCCGCAGGGAAATATGGTCAGTTGTTGAAAGGTTTAGGTGCTCTTGGTATTGCTGCATTGACCGCAGGTATCGTGGCAACCACATCTAATAATAAAGACATGGGCAGTGGCCTCCAGACCTTTACTGGACTTGATGGCAACGACATCATGGCTAATCAGATTGCTGCGAAGAAGATAGGTATCGGTGAAAGTTCCATCAATGATGCGATAGTCAAACTCGTTTCTCAGCGAGGTGGGTTTCAGATTAAAGGTGAAGGTGAACTCCTCAACAAGGCATTATGGGGGCAGATCAAAGGGCTGATGACTGATCCATCAAAACCCATGAATGATGTCTTCTGGGAAATCGCTGATAAGGTCGCGGATGATGTGAAGGGCATGAATCCCGCGGACAGAGAGAAACAGCTCAATCTTGCAGGTATCAATATTCCTGGAATTGAATATGTTGTAGATTTTATGAGCCGCATGAGCAAAGACGGCAAGGACTACAGGTCCAAGGATATGCTATCGAATACGCTTAGAGAGGGTGGGTCTGGAAGTTGGATGACTGAGGCTGATCGTGTTAACGCAGAGATGCAGGTTCAACTCGCAGGAATAAAAGACTCATTCAAAGGACTCGCCCAAGCCTTTGAGGATCTCTTTGGTGAGCCTGTACTGAAGTGGTTCAATAAAGCATTGGATGAGGTTGTCAATGGTAAGGATGACAATCGTGGTATTATAGACATGATGGCACAGTACAAGGCAAATTGGGGCATACGCAGTATGTCCTATGACTTAGACTTAGTGGATTATAAAGCATCGGGCTCTCTTTACGAAGCGTACAGAAAAGCGGAAGAGAAGAAACACGATGCGGTTTATGCCTCTACCTATGACCCATTAGCCAAGACTGCTGGACAGATGAATGCCATTCGTAAACACAATGAGCAAGACGCAGTAGGCAGACTCTATACGCTTGATTCCTACTCCGGGGTATCTATAGAAGAATTGAATGCAGCATGGGCTGCACAGGGAGGGGCTCCTGTTAGACCTTTAGGTATGGGCTTTAATAAGGCAGACACAGAAGCACGGTCCCGCTTAGAGAAAGAACTTCGTATGAAGAAAATCATAGCTGCTGCCGCTGCGAAAGGCTTCACTGTAAAAGGGGACACTCCAGAGGAACTTATAGCTGATGGAAAGCGTCTCGCTGAAGGAAAAGAGAAGCTTACAGATGCTGTGTATCGTAATGCTATCAATGAGGCGAAAGTAGCAGCGGAGTCTGCCGCAGATAAAGCCGCACCTCTGTCTGATGAGATGGGGACACCGTGGACGCAGATGGAAAGAGATGAGAAGTATAAGTATGGGATGGCGGCGTTCAATGAGAAAGCCAAGGTAGATAAAACGCTTGGTCCCCTGAAAGCTGCCCTGGATAAGATAGTCACCCCTACAGATGTAGCAAAGGATACTATTGTCAACGCTTTGGACGCGCTTAACAAACATCCTGAAAAACTTAATGATGTTCTTAAGTTCATTCTAGAAGGCACTAATGCGATGAACAATGAAATGAACTATCTGGAAAAGCAACCGGGTGATGGTCACTCCTCAATAAACAAAGGTAATATCTACATCAGTGCATCGTTCCCCAATGCTGTTAATGCACGAGAGATACAGTCTGCCTTCACGAATATGTCGAGCAGTGCAATGGATAGTCTTTATACAAGGAGTGTAGGATGAGTACTTCTTCTGTTGCGGGTAAGATTGCAGTCGCTTCTCTTGTGGGTCTTCTGCCTACTCTCTCCTCTGGTTTGGATGCGCAAGGTCTCGTTCGTGCTTTAGCAGAGACCCTAGCGAATCCTTCACTTAACTATGTACCCATCTATTCCACAGGAGTAGAGTGTACGCGAACGGCGATAGTTTCTACGAGTATGATAATGTCACAAACTTCCGGTAATAAACAGTTTGTGACAGATAATACAGCCCCTCAACCGAGGGTGTGGTCTATAAAAGGGTATCTCAAGTCACTCATTCCCTACCTTGAGGACAGACTTTTTTTTAAGCCTACCCTGATGTTACAGAAGTACATCATGGACTACTCAATGACAAACAGGGAGCCTATCCCTTTTAAGTCACCAGATGGAGAAGTAGTTGACGTACTTATAAAGAGTCTCCGTATTATTACATCCCCCACTAACATGAATACTGCAGAGATCACGGTAGAAGTACAGGAACTGAACTATCTCACTGCGGACATTGGTGAACTCTCAGACTTTGAAGTATCCTCACCTGCCTTGAGTGTTAAGTCTCTGCTTCTGTCTCTTGCACCTATGACTATTCTTGCAGTAGGTGTGGCTAGTGCAACTGCGGTCGCAGCAATTCCAGTCAGTGAAGGCACAGGCCAGTTAGGCTACTAAGGAGAAATCTATGACGTATTATGACTGCTATATGCCTACATTCGTTGCAGAAGAAGCTGTATCCGTGGGGGTTAGTCTTCCTATCGGAGACCTTCAGCTGACCTGTATCTGGTGGGATGGCTCTTGGCATCTTACATTAACTCTTGGTGGGGAGAAACGTTCCTGTGTGTTATACCCAAACACCAAATACTTTCCTCTTGATCCCCTTTACTCTATATTGGTTTATGGAGACAAAGAAGTAATAGGCTATGATGATCTTAGTAACCTGCACTTCCTTGTGGAATTAAAATGAAATACAGTAAGAACCTATTTGACCGCATCATCGATGTAGAGTTCTCCGTAGATAAACCGGAAGCGTCAGTTGTTTATAGTGATGCCTCTTTGATTCCACAGGAGAAATATTCCTACAAGTGTCCTAGGACAGGAGTAAAGCCGACCATAGCCTTCTTCATGCACGTACTTCCAGGCAATAATCAGAGTAGCATAACACTGAAGTTGACTAACTTCTATTCTGAAATTGACATGAATAAGTACAGGTACATGAAGATACGGGCAGGGTATAAAGACGTTACACCAGTCACGCTGAGTGTAGAAATCTTCTCCTGCTTTATAGAGAAGCCTAATCCTGAAGGCGTCACTGTATTCAATGGTATTCTTGGGTATATCTCAGAGTGGGTGTATAACCCAAAAGCAATCAAAGTGGATTGGCAAGGGAATAAAGAACAGACAGTTAAGGGAAAGAAGGTATATTCCATTATCAATGAAAAGGAAAGTCTGTTCAAGACTATAGCAGACGCCTGTGGAGTGGGGATAAGAATGAATCTTACTTCTGAATGGGGCGGTCCTGTTTGGGACACGGAGAACTCTATGTGGGTAACACCGAGCAAGCCACCCTTAACTGGACGGAACTGGAGTGATGTATTTCTCCCTTTTAATACACTGCACTATACATTTGCAGATGCACTTGCAGTAAGAACGTGGCTTAATGATCTGCTCCTCCAGTTGTCCTTTACCAATGGTCTTGCCCCTCTTAAAGTTACCCTCGATGAATACATGCTTTCTATTGTGCCAACGAGTGAGGCAGATGTTGATACTAAGGCTATAGTCTTGGACAAGGTTTCCTCCGCTTATCTCAATGGGGGTGATGTTGTTATCAAGGCACCTTGGAATCCTTTACTCCTTCCTGATTCGCAGTTTAAGATGAACTCCAATTTCTTCCGAGGACGCATTGCCTCCTTGAAGCCAGGAGGAACATTGACTAACTTTCAAGTTCTTGAAATGGACGTGGACTTCAGTACAACTGGACAGAATGAGATGACTGTAAGAGCAACAGACATAAGTATCTCTGGAATAAGGGAGAGTGCATTCACATGATTGGAAGTACACTACAACAGAAAATAAGAGACAATAGTGTCATTGGTGGACTTCAGAATATGAAGTCCGTAGTAGGCAGTTATATCTTCCTAGACATCGCAATGGTTACTGAAGTTGGTGATAGGATTAAAGTTAAGTTAGTCAACACAACAATGTCCGAGGGTACTACAGAAGACGTGATACTACAGAATATTGAAGTCATGACCCAAGGTACAGGAGGCTTCAGTACAAAGTACTCCCTCATTGTTGGTGATCTTGTTATGCTATTCGGTCTTCGTAGTGCAGTGGAAAAGCTGGATGAACTGGAAGAGACCTTCCCCCGTCTACTCCCCCCTTATGACCCGAACGGCATAAAGGCTATTCCTATAAGTAAGCATCTTATGGCAAAGACCCTCCTTGACATAGCAGAAGACGGTTCGTTTACTTTGACAACACCCAAGAGTGAGCTCATTGTAGGTGTTGATGGTGCTACAACCTACCGGTCTGATGGTTCATTAACCTTGGAATCTGCAGTGGAGATCATACTTAAAGCGGTAGGCTCTGCTTCTTGGGTTCCTAACTCTCTTCCCAATTGTCTTTATACAGGAGCTCCGCATGGAGGTCCTGCCGCAGGGATAACAGGCTTAAAGGGGTCATGATATGGCAATGAACAAAACTACGTTAGGCACGGCAATTGCTAACAAGATAATGGATAGTGGAGCACCGCAGGACATCAAAGACGCTATAACTGCATCCTGGATTGACATAGCAGAGGTCATAATCAATCATATTAAGACTGCTACTATTACTGTTGCAACAGGAATACCTGTTTCTACCACAGGAACTGCTGCGGCGCAAACAGGTGCGACGACAGCTACGGCAAGTGCGACCATACAGTAGGGACAAAGTATTTTTTAGGTATGTACAAATCCCGGAATCCGTGTTATAATTAAGGTATAAGAAAATAAAGTGAATAATCTGGGTATGAGAATACCAAGGCTAGGTACACAGAGTCCTTAAAAGAAGCTTATTCGAGGACCTGAAAAGGAGGAACTATGGACTTACAAATAGTCAACGTGAATAATACATGGGACATTGCAGTAGTCGATGGTCTTCCTGTTACTACAGATGGTGACAATGAATGGATACAGAGAGCAATGCTCGCTGCTCTCCTTCAGAAGAATACTATCCCTATGCTTCCTACCCTCGGTAATGATTGGACGGATTATACCACAGGAAAAATCTCTTTACCTGAAATAGACACACAGATTCGTCTTGCAATAAACACACTGTTGGGACGTTATGACTATATACCCTACTACAACATTGACGGTGAAAAGATAACGTTCAGTGTACAACAGATACAGTTACCAGGAGTTAAGTGATGTCAATAGCATTAGATGGCATTGAATACACAGTAGACCAGCCCACAGACAATGCTCTTAATCTTCTTAAGTTCATAAATAGTTATCAGCCTGCTCAGTTTGTTGTAAACGCAACAAGTCCTGTTTGGCTGATTATTCTTGGTATGGGATACATGCTGTCTACGTTTCAGCGGCTTGTGTACGCTGCGGGACAAGCCTTCAACATTGCTTCTTGCTCCCCTGCCCAGCTTCTTAATCTCGCTGAGATTGCAGGTACGGCTCTCCTTGAAGGTTCCGCAACGACAATCAGTTGTCGCATCACAGCTCTTGTTGGAGGGGCTTGTGTAATCACTAAAGACCTCACTGTAACACTTACTTATGAGGGTCTTCCTGCTGTATTCAAGCCAATATATGCAGTAACGATAGCTGCTGGGACTACTGAAACAGTGACACTACAGTGCACTGAGAATGGGCCGAAGTATATTGAAGCAGGTGCAGTTACGGAGTTTGATACGGTTGTTCCTTTCATTGGAACCATTGTTTCCTCTAACTCCGCACCAGGAGAGAATCCTGAGACGGTCAGTACACTTAGGGGTCGGTTGCAGTTCAAGACATCACCTATCGCAGGACTGAACGCTTGCATCACTGCAATAAGGAACCTAACTGGAGTCCAGACTGCAAACCTCTACTTTAACATCTCCCTTTCCACGGACCTTGTCATAGAGACAATGACCATACCCCCAAG